GCCGTGGGCAACCGGGGCCACTGCGCCCATCGCGCCGCCGAAGATGTAGACGAGGCCGTTGTAGTCCAGCCAGCCCGACGCGCTGCCATCGACCCACTCCATGTTTTCTTCCTGGGCGGTGGGATATTTATGACCTGTTGCCGTATAAAAAATCACGTCCGGTGAAATACCGAAGACCCAATCAAAACACTCCAGGTATTTCCCGGCGGGAACGGCGGTTCCCAGCGCGCTGGTCGATTCGGCCCCGACTTGTACTCGTTGGTTTCATCGTTGTTACTCACTCATTGCTGAGCGGGATGAGTCATTTCTGCTCATCTCCCTGGTTTCTTGGTACGATTATTGCCAGGGGTCGGACTATATCTTCCCTTTCGGGCCTGCATGTAGTCTCTACGGCGTCCCTTATCGGGTTCCCTCGGTATTGTCCATCTCTGGATGTTCACCGATATAGCAGGTGATCGATCAGGCAGTTTCCTACCTGAAAGCGGCAAACCTTCCAGCCACCGCGGTTACTTCTGGTGTCCAAGTCATGCTTCATCCCCCCTATGCTGTCTCACGACATGAAGGCTAGAGACGATCATATGCTGCTCTCCTTTGCTGTCTCACGACATGAAGGCTCATGAACAATTGATAACTCTTCCGCTTGTGGGATGGATGGAAAGAATGGTACAATGAGGACAGAATGAAGCGGCGCGAACCGTGTTGGTAGCACGATCCACGCCTAAGCGTACACCCTGTATGAGAGGATGCAAGCTATGAACCCATTGTATCATGAACGCTTTCCAAACACCCCCGGAATATACCGGATCACCTGTGTTGTGACCGGAAAAATCTATATCGGCAGCGCGGTCAATCTTCGCGTGCGTCGAAAAACGCATTACGGAGACCTTCAGCGCAATGCACACCATAATCGCAAACTGCAAAACGCCTGGAAGAAGTACGGGCCTGATACCTTCGTTTTCGATATCCTGGAACTGGTCATGCTGCCTGAAATGTTGACCGCCCGCGAACAATATTGGTTTAAGCAACTGAATCCCTTTGGCAAACGCGGCTTTAACCTTGACCCCATTGCCGGATCGAGTTTGGGCGTGAAATATTCTCAGGAAAGCCGCGCGCGGATCAGTGCCGCCAAACGCGGCAAGCCAACCGCTTTGCGCGGGCGCAAGCAAAGCCCTGAGCAGGTTGAGCGACATCGACAAGCGATGATCGGCTATAAGCATACCGACGCGGCGCGGCGCAATATGGGCAATGCGCGAAGAGGCAAGCAGCATAGCCCTGAGACAAGAGCAAAGATAAGCAAGGCCGCGCTGGGTCATGTCATGGATGAGAAGGCTCGCGCCCATTTCTCCGCTCATAATGAGGCGAGTAAGAAGACGCTGATCGTGACCGCCCCTGATGGAACTGAGTATCTTGTACACGGCGTGAGCCCATTCTGCAAAGCGCATGGCTTGCATCCTGGCGCAATTCTGGACGTTGCCAATGGCAAGTACAAGCAATATAAAGGCTGGATAGCGCGCTATCCGTAACATTTGCTGCTCCTATACTGCCTCCCGGCATGAAGGATAAAGAACGATAAGGACGAGTCAGGTTGTTTGTTCAATTTGCATCCGCCACAAGCCGCCCACTTGCGACCACACCACGCCGTTGACCAGTTCATCGACGAGATGCGGCGACTCGCGCCAGCAGGCGGCGATAAAGCCGTTGGCAATGCTTTGATTGCGCAAGCCCTGTTTGCCGCCAAGCAGCACATCGATCTGTGAGGCGGCATTGACGATTGCTTGCATCTCGCTGGCTGGCCCGCTCACTTTAATGAGATAGAGCGGGTTGGCAATGAGCCGCACCGCCTGCTGGGTCAGGCTATCTTGTCCAGGGCTTTGCACGCCGACGATCCAGAACGGCGTCGCGGTTCCATCCGGCGCGAGATAGCGAAAGCCGCCGCCCGGCGCGTAGCCGGAGAGCGTGCTATCTGCTGAGAGAATCCCAAACAGGAATTGCAGGCCCAGCGCCGCTTCATTGACGCTCATGCCGCCCCCAACAATGCTTCTACCTGGTACATGGCGATATTGAGCGCATCTTGCCCTTGATCCGTTGCCGGAAAGAGGTACGGTTGCGCGGCCACGAATCCGCCGCCGCGTGTGTGATGCCCCATTTCGACAAAAATACCGTAGTTCGCCCCCACCGCGACAATGGCGACATAGGGCGAGTCCGGCGGATCGACTTGCGGCAGCAGGTATGAGTCCCCCGGCGGCGTGCCAGCGTTGCCGTAGGTACTGCTATCCGATGTGACCGTATAGATGCTGCTCGCCAGAAAGCCGGTATCACGCGGCGCATTGACAACGGCCAGTGCCTGAACATCAAGCGCGGCTTTCGTCACCATCTGGTGAATGATTTTTGGCAATGCCGCCGCCATTGCGGGAAACTTGTTGACGATCATCACGCCTCACTTGATTTGCGCGGCAATCACCGCGCTGAGTCCAGGCACGCTATGCGGTTCGAGTAGAATATGCACCGTGAGCTTTTGCCCTTCGATGACAAGTTGCCATTGCCCGCCGACGGTCGTTCCGTAGGGCAGGTGAATCGTCCAGGCATCTTTATCCTCAATAGCATAGCCGTAATTCTGTAATTCTCCGGCGTTGGGCTGGCGCATGTTGCACACCGTCGTCTGTGTGAGCGTCGGATAAGTCACAATAGGACTGCCCATCGAATCCACGCTATCCACTGGCGCATACATCTGGCACGCCTTGTCCAGCGTCTGCGCCACGAGGTCGGCCTGTATCTGACTTAACTCTTGCGCGCTAATCGCCATGCGCTCCCTCTAGCACTTCTTCGCCACCTTGTGCGTACTGCCCTTGTGTGCCGCGCGCGAGCCTTTCGACGCCGTGAACGCGCTGCCGCTACTCTTCGTGCGACTGCCTTTGGACGCCGTTTTATGCGAACTGCCGCTGTGCGATGAGCAGGCCATTATGCTTTCTCCGGCCAGTGCCATGTATGATGTTCTGTGCCAGCCGGGTCATAGTGGGCAGATGTTGCCCAAAATACTCCCTGTTCAGAGACATCGCCGTGAACAATGCCCTTATCGTTCAACCCATCAGAAAACACGATCAGGTTTGCAAGCCCTTCCTGTTTCCCGTATGGCTCAAACACTCGCACAACAATAGCCGCTCTATGTTCGCCATTTTCCAGAACATAATGGACAATGCGTCCGACTGCTAAACCTTCCATAGTTTGTTATCCTTCCATATGCCAGGTGCCGACCGCGCCCGCCGCGTCATAGGCGACGGCGGAGAGGTCGTACGGTTTGCCGTGTTCATCGGTTGGACGCAGCGTCAGCGTGCCGTCTGAACCGACAGCCAGCACCGGCACGCGAATGTCGGTTCCTTCCTCGATGACGTAGCGCACCAGCGCGCCCACGCTCACGACAGGCGCGGCGGCGGCTTGCCCGTTTTCCTGTTCGTCCACTAATTACCTCCTTTGTTCCCATCGCCCATATAATCTAATTGTGTCGGCCCCAATCCGACGCTAGCCAGCGCGCTTTGCGTGCGCGTATCAGAGCGGAACAGCGAGAGTGCTTGCGGGCGCTGTTTGGCGCGGTACGTGGCCGCCAGTTTGGTCAGCATCTGCGCGGCTTGCGAGCGGTGCAGCGATTGGCCGTCAACCGCGATGTCATAGCGCAAGACCCACATCGCCGCCTGTCGCTCTAGCAAATCGGCGGCGGCGCGGTAGCGGTCGTGTAAACTTCCGGTGATGTAGACGGGCGGCAGCGTGCTACTCGCAAATTGCCAATGTCCCGCAATCGGCTCCAGCGTTGACGGCGTGACGACGGTGATCAGGAATTGTTTCAAGGTGTAACCATCTTCCCACCCGCCGAGCTGCGCCCAGTAATCCAGGAAGTTGATCGTCGCGCCGGTGTACGTCGGTTTCGGGATCAGCGGTTCGTTGAACACATCGACGCGCGCCTCGTCCAGCACGTCCTGAATCGTCTGGTCAGGCCAGAGTTCCGACCCGCCGGACGGGTCGTTGATGAGTATGCGGACGCTTGCAATGAGCGCCGCCATCGTTGCGCGAACCGCCATGATCCCTTGCCTTTCGTTACGCGAGCGGGTGCGCCATCAGCAAGTCGGCGCGGTAATCGAGCGTGGGCGTGGTCGGACTGCCGGTCAAGGTCGCCAGCACCTGTACCCAGGTCTGCCCGCTGTCGGGAACAGACGTGGGCGTGAAGGAGAGCGCCTGCTCGCCATACTGCGCGGTAGCAGTCAGCGTAATCGCCGCGCCCGTTGCCACGGTCGTCCAGGTCGCGCCCTCGTTGTAGGAGACCTGCGCCGTGAACGTCCAGACGCCCGATCCCGACGCCTGCACGGCATTGAGATACGAGATGCGCACGGTGAGCGGATCGCCCTTCACGCCGCCGGGCAACACCACATAGGTATTCGATGTCTCTGACGCGGTGATGGTGTGCATCCCCACGATTTCGGTCAAGTTATCCGCCATGATTGCTCTCCTTATGGGCGCGACAGCGTGATATCACCCTGATAGGTGATGGTGGGCGTGGAGCCGCCGCCGGCAATTGTGCAGACCAACTCGATATTGATCTGATTGGCGACGGACGTGGGCGACACTTCAAACGGGATGAACAGTTCGCCGCTCTGTGCGGTCGTCGAGAGCGTGATCGGATCGGCCTGGAATTCGGCGTAGTAGTTCGTGCCGCCGTCGTGGGCCACGTTGACGGAAAAGGTCACGGTATTTGACCCGCTCGCGTTGGATGCCGCGCTGTAAATGACGCGGGCTTTCAACCCCCGGCGCGGCGTGCCGGCAGGCAGGTTGAGCGGCGCGCCGGTGAAGGTCGCCGTTTTCGTGACGGGCGCTTGCAAGGCAAGCAGGGCATCAGTTGGCATGGGAAAGCTCCTCTTCTGCCGAGTGGAGTTCGTCTGACAGCGTACTCAGCACGGCGGCACGCGCGGGTAGACTCGCCTGAGCGAGATGATCGACGAGCAGGTGTAACACCGCGTGCAGCGGCGCGTCTTGCGCGGTGGCCCGATCAATGGCGGCGCGCACTTCCTGCACTTC